GGGCCCCAGGACGCCTACCTAAAAACTGGTCGGGGTTATGACCGCATAAGTATCAGGATCATGGTTGAGTTCCATCAACCGATAAGCTGAAGTGGTGTTATAGAAAATAGCTGCCACTTTGTTATTTCTGATGGCATAGCTGCCATTAGTACCTCCAATATAGGTTTGAACAGATATTCCGATTGTTGGGTATCCATAAATACGATTGCCCTCAATCACGGCCCGGGTTACACGCTGGGCACCGTCGCCCTCAGAAGATATTAGAATTGGAGAATATCGCCATGATCCGGTCAAAGCACTACCAGGGACACAGCGAATTTCATTATTGATGACCGATATATCGGTGCAGCCGTAGCCATAAATGCTATTCCTGATATCAACCTCGTCGACAAATTTATTCCCCTGAACCAACAGATTGTCAACCAGGTCGACTGCCCGGATATTGCCGTTGGTAAACGTGTTGTTTTCAATCACCACGTCCAGGGCTGCCCTGGTATGGTGATTGGTCCCGGCGGCCGTTTCCGTAGCAGTTATTGAGCCCTTAAAGATATTTATTTCACCGCAAAAGCTGCCAGCCGTCTTGCTATTAAAAGAATTGCCTATTAATTTGACCCGGCTGCAATCATCACGTATATAGGCGAAGAAAGAAGTCGTTTTGGCGTTGACGCCAGAGCCACCAATGGCGAATTCATCGTTTTCCATCATTACCGAATTGTTAGAAAACACAATGTCATGACTACCAAAAAACGTCGTTAATGATCCATAATTAGGACCGGCATTATATAGCGTATTTCCATGAGCTACACAATTACGAGAGCCCTCGAAATCTATTCCTTCTGCGGTTATATTTCTCAGGGTATTGCCGGTAACGGTGATCCCTTCAAGCAACGAACCCCAAATGCCCGCCCCGGCGCAGGTATCCAGCGTATTCCCCACAATAGTGACATTGGTTAACTGCCTTTTCCCGTCCTGATCGGCATTATCGTAGACCGCGCAGTCACCAGACCACATGGTTATTCCATGCCGGGCCAGGTCTTTTAATTGATTGCCCTTAATCACTACACCCGACATCGCAGTCGAGACATCGGTAACCAAATGGATACCGTTTTCATACGACCCGGCGTCAGTGTTATCATGCAGGAAATTGCCTTCGATATTGACCTTGCTGGTTTTGTAGATATAAAGCAGGTCAGCCCCGCCTGACAGGTCATTGTTCAAGATTCGGACATTCGAACTGCTTTCAACCCGAACCATCATCTGTTGCGCCACGGTGCCCACCAGGACGCATTTCTCGATTTCCAAGCTGGTAAGGGAAGTTCCATATACCCCCGAAGTCGCCGCCCCGGTGAACGTTAGTGCCAGGCCATGCAATTTAACCCCGGAACCCACCAGGATATTGCTGGAAGTGGAAATCGAAGGAAGCGGAACTGTGGCCTCAACCGTAGTGTCGGCAGGGATGGTCAGGGCAGACGTAATAGTATAGTCAGCAGTGATCGCCAGGGTTTTGGCGGCCGCCGCAGTCGCCGCCGCTTGCAGGGCGGCATAGTCAGTTCCCCACCATTCAGGGTGCAATCGTGATACCGCCCCGGCTCCAAACGTCACCTTGCCGGTTCCGATGAGGGAGATAAATCGGTAGAGGCCAGTGTCCGCAGGGCCGGGCCCGTTCAAAGCCAGCGTTTTCGTGGTGGCAACCTCTAAGATGGCTCCAGGGACCGGGTGCCACGGGGCGGTAATGGTCAAATTATCAGTTACCGGCCAGGTCCCGGGAGTGAACAGCGCGCGGCGCCCCGTACTGTTGGCCAATGCCACCACAGCCTGAAAAGTGCCCCAGGAGGGCGCTCCGAACTCACTGGCGACTATGTCGCCGGAGCCATAGGTATTAACCCCGTTGCGAGTGGCGTAATAGGACACGGCCGCCAGGTTGGCCGTCAGGTTGGCGGTGGTCACCACCACGGTGGAGTTGGGGGCGGCGTAGGTACAGGAGACCACTGTGTTGGGCAACAGCCCGTCGGCTTTACAGTCGGCCACCAGGCGCTTGCCCGGGGTCAGGAGGGCGGAGAAATTCCCGGCCAGGGTAAAGGTGCTGGCATCGCTATACGTTGGCGCCGTTGAGATGAGCGTCAGGCTGTCAACCGTGCCCACCCAGTTGACGATTAGATTGCCGAGGGAGGCCGTCGCATCGACAAAATTATTATATTTGGTCTGCCAGCGAGGCTCTCCTAAGGCGAGTTTATAGGCGTCATAAACTACCCCAAAGGCCGTCATGCTGCCCAGGGCGAGGCTGAGGGTTAAAACCAGGATGATGAGACGCTTGGTTAATTTGGGCATACCAGACTCCTTATAATGACTCGATAAACGTCAGCTCCAAATCCGAAAAACCTCGGCCCCACTGGCTCAGATCCGGGATATCCTCCAGCCGGCCATAGAGCGAGGTAAAGTGCCGGGCCGAGACGCCATCGGGGATCGGGTCAATGACCCAATCACAGCTCGTGCCCATTTTCATGAGCATGAAATAAAACCGCCAGTATTTGTCCTCATCGCTGAAGCGCTCATTCCAGACCAGATTCAGGGTGCGCCGGAAGGCCCATTTATCCGTCCAGGGTGTGCCGCCAGGATTACGGGTGACCACGCTGTCGTCGGCGCCCCCCAGGCCGAAGGGGTAGGCCCAGTCATATTTGTACTCATCAAAATAGGTGAGAAAAATGCGGCCCACCTGGAGATAGCCATCGGGATTGCCGGGGTCGTTAAAGGCCAGTTTCCAAAAGCCCTTGGCCTCCAGCGGATCGCTATTGAGATAAATGATGCGCAGGGGGTTGGGGGCGTACCAGGCGCGGTGGCAATCAAAGATCACCCCGCCGGCGCCCGGCGGCCCGCCGGCGCCGCCCTCGCCGGCTCCGATAATGTCGGCCCAGGCGTCATGAGGCTCGGAGAGCAGCGGGGCGCTGAAATCATTGGTTGGGGCCGCCTCGATGGTCACCGTGGCGTGGCGGGTCAGATTATGATTGATGAGCACCAGGGCGTTGACCGCCGGCCGCACGTCCTCTGGGTTGCTGGGAGTGCCCAAGTCAGCAATCAGATATTGATCCACCAGGCCGGCGGTCCGCCAGGGCCGTTGGCGCACGGGGTCTTGCAGGTTCCGGGCCGGCAAGGTCGCCACCTCGGAGGAGGGCATCAGGGTGGCGGCGTCGAAGAACCGGTTATCCCAGATCGCCCGTAATTTCTTTCTCATCGCCATAGGTTACCGCCACAGGTTGAGGATCGCCTCAGAGGTGGTGTAGTTCAATTCCGAGCCATGAATTTCATAGACGTTTTCTTCGGCAATGCCAAACCGGGTGCGCTGGACGCTGATTTCGTCCCCTAAATTCAGGTGAAAAGGCTGATTTTTAATTAATATCTTCGTCCGGGGATGCTTGACCTTTAAGAGGTTGAGCAGCTTATTTGCCAGGGTCTGGGCGTCGGCCCGCTGCACCAGACACGTGTCCAGGGGCCCGAGATCCGTGGCCCAGGGGTAATTAACCAGGACCGTTTCGTCCCGGGCCGAGACCTGGCGAAACTCCCGCCGCAGCCACTCCACCCGCTCCTGGCTCAGGGCGCCTTTGGGGTTTTTTTCGGCCTCGGGATTGCGGTCATAGTTCAGGTAGACCCGCCGGTAGATATCGTCATCGCCGTCGGCGCCGTCGGGAGATTCAACGAATTCCACATCCGTTAATTTCATGATCGGCGACCCGGTCAGCGGGGCGATTTCCGCCAGGAAAAAGCGGCCGTCGTTCAACATGGTATAGAGGGCCGGAAGTCCGCCCAGCAATTGATCAATGACGCCGCCGATGGCGGTGGGGGAATCTACCCGCAGCCCCGCCTCATATGGGAAGGCGGCATTAAAGGCGGCCAGGGCCACCAGATCAAAATCAGCCGCCGCGTCCCATTTACCCCATAGTACCAGAACCGCCCGGATCAGCTCGCCGATCAGGTGCGTATAGGCGCCCAGGGCCGGAGAGATCAGCCCCTGTCCGTCCACCGCGATGTTGGTTCCAGCCACCGGCCCGTCCAGCAATAAGGCCGACCCCAAGATAAACCGCCACTCGTCCCACAGGTGAAAATCCTGCCCGGGCTGGGTTATGAATTGGATCGTGACGCTGTCATCCAGAGGGATGGGGACCTCCTTGAATCCCCAGGCCCAGGCATCTCCGGCCATAAAAGCGGGCTGATATACCCAGGTAAACACCCCGGCATCGCCCGCCTCGTAGCTGGTACCGCCAGGGTTAGGGTCGTTGAATTGAACTGGGAAGCCGTCGAACAGCTCGATGGGGTTGGTGTCCGGGATCGCTACTCCTTCAACCCACGAATCCCAAACTTCCCCAGTCTTTTTCCTCCACTTGAAGGTGGCCGCGCCCGCACCCGTTCCAACTTTGCCGGTGGCGTCAATCTCCACCTCCACCTCGTCCGCCGGGTTCCAGGCCACCCAGGACATTTCCCCCAGGGATGAACCCGGGGGCGGGGTCACATGCTCCCAGGAGGTGCTGGGTACGTCCTGCCCGACGCCGCTAAAGACTGCGCTCAGGCCCCGGTTAAGAGCTTCAGGGTCGCTGGTGCCGTCTGAGTCGGTGTCGATAATATCAATGGCCGAAGTACTGCCGCCGGCGTCCCCGGCGTCGTAATCGTCCGTCCCGCCAATGCCGGGGGCGGTAAACTGGATCAAATAGCCCGGGAACAGCTCGATGGGGGTGGTGTCGGGGATCTGGTTGTCCGTGTTCCAGGTGGCGCCCCCGTCCCGGCTCCATCTGAACCGGACGGCCCCGCCAACGTTGCCGCCGGTGGTGATCTCCACTGCCACCGTATCCCCGGGGTTGTGAGCCGCCACCGACATAACCCCCGGGGCGACGGCTACGGGCGTCCAGGTGCAGACGTCATCGGGCTGCCAGGTGGCGCCGCCATCATCCGACCAGATAATCTGGGGGGGAATGACGTCGCCGATGTCGCCCGCCCGGGTGATTTGGGTCTTGTACGACAGCTTGCAGTCGCCGGTATATTCTCCGGATACCGCCATGATGCCAAGGCCAACCGCGGGGTTTTTAACCAGCGTGGCGCTGTCATAGGCTAACTTCCAGGTTAAGATCCCTTCCCCCCGCCAGGCGGCGTCGCCTTCCAGTTTCCAGCGAAAGGTGGCCAGGCCGACCTCAGGCCCGGAGGCCCCCTGGGTGTTCAAACTGGTGAGGCTGTCGATCTGGAGGACCCATTCCGCCCGGATGAGGGAGCCGGTATAAGGGCCGTAGGTAAACAGGACCGCCGAGCCTTCGCCGTTCTTGCTGGCCGGGAAAACGTCTTTTTGCACCCACTGGTAACTGATGGGGGCATTGTCGCCGTAGACCTCGTCCAGGGCCTGCATAACGTGGCCGGCCAGGGCAAATTTCCAGGGATAAGCGCCCGGGTTGGCGCTGGTAATCAGGACGGGCTTATAATTTTTGACCTTGCCCAAAATCGCCGGCACGGTCTGGTCCCAGCTTTCCTCCACCACCTGGGGAGATTCAGGCAATTCATAATCGGGGAAGGTTATATCCAGGCTTTTGGTTTTATCGTAGACGGTCAGGGTCAGGGTGGAGTCATTCCAGTTATACGGCCCCACCCGCCCGGTGAAGACCGGTCTAAAGTCGCTGTAGGCAAAGCCCTCGCCGCCTTCCAGGATAATGAGCGGCTGGTCCCGCAGATTCCAGGCCGGGGACAGCAGTTCCTGCCAGGTGACGCTGCAATAGGCGTCCGGCCGGTAATCCGGCTCGATGGTCAGTCCCAGTTCGCCCCAGGTGGAGACGTGATTGGGGCTCAGCACCGCGTTGGCCTGGCGGGTCAGCCGGGGCAGATCCATCTGCAGGCCCAGATAGCAGCGGTCATCCAAAATCACGGTATGATTGGCAAAATACAGGGGCAGGAGATAACCATCGGCGAGCCGCACGGCGCTGGTTTCCACCAGGTAGATCCGCGGCTCATTTGATTTTTGGCTCCAGCGGTCGAAATCGATGGGCGGCATAAGGGCCTTTTACCGGCGCGCCGGAGGCGAAATCCGGATCTCACCGCGCTTGATGCCCTGGTTGGTGAGCTCAAAGAACAAGGTCTTGTTCTGGGTCATGAGGGTGCGGCCGTCCGGGGTGACCACGTTAATTTTGAGGTGTTGGGTCATGTTGCCCGGCCCGGCGGCCCCGCCGCCCGGGGCGGCCACGGCCCGGAGCTTTTGCGGCCAGTCGGCGGGCAGGATTTTTTCATCCTTGTGCACCATTGCCAGGGTGTCGGCCGGCACGTCCCAGCCGCCGGCGGCCGAGGCCAGGACCCCGAACGACGCTGCCAGGGCCGCGGCCGCCGCCCCAACCGCCGGCGCCATGGCGACATTGGCGGGATACGGCACGGCCACCATGACCGAAGCCACCCCGGCGGCCCCGGCGATGGCAGCCTCGGTCCCCACCGCCGACGCCGCTTTGGCTTTATCGGATGCTTCCCCGAAGATCAGCATCATCACCTGGGCGGCGATCCATTGCAGGGCCATTTCCAGAAACATGCCCACCAGGGAGGTCAGGATGCTCTGCCAGATATTGTTGATGGCGTCGGCCAGGGTGGTGGTGCCGGTGATGATGCCCTGGACCGACATCTGAAAAGCCTGGCTCACCGCGGCCCAGACCTGGCCCCATTGCGCCTTGATGGCCTGGGTGATTTCCTGGTTCATCTTTTTTAATTCCAGGTCATGCTTCTTTTTGAGTAATTTGATAGCTTTTAGTTGCTGGTTGTAGGCCTTTTTGTCCTTTTCCATTAATTTCAGTTTGTCCTTCTCGGCCTTTAAATCTATTAAGTGTTCCTCTTGTTTGAACTTTTTATACTGTTTCAACTCCTGTACCCGGCTCATGGCCCCCATTTTGGCCAGGTGGTCGATATTCTGGCGCTTCTCTTCTATATTGAGCTTGTCCAGTTGGTTTTCGTGTTCGATCAAGGCCATCTTGTCCTTCAGCGTCTCCTGGCCGGCCTTGAATTTGCTCTTGATGAGGTCGATTTCGGACTGGAGCCGGGCCTTATTCTGCTGCTGCTCCAGGGTGAAGATCTTGTGCTGCACCTCTTGATAGTCTTTAGTGCCGGCCCCGGCCAGGATCAGTTTGCCCTTCCAATAATCGGCCTCGGCCTTGAGGCGCAGGGCCTCGCTGTTTTGCTCCCTGGCCTTGAGGGCCTCCAGTTCTTCCTGGGTGGCGGTTTTCCCAGTGGCCAGCTTCTTGGCCCAAAAGGCCTTTTCCATCTGCAGGCTCTGGGACTGGTACTGCTTCTCCGCCGCCTTCAACTGCTCCAGTTCGGCGGCCCACTGCTTCACCAGAGAGGAACCGCCGGAGCCCTTGCCGCCGCCGCCTCCGGTGCCGCTGGGCGGACGGGTGTTTGGGGTGGGGGGGGCGTTACCTGATTCTCTCAAACCTTCACCCGCCGTTTCATACCCCTCAAAATCATTCGGCCCCCCGAAAGCTCGCCTTACAATCAAAGGGGCTGCACTCGCCCTCATGGCATTCATCACCGCAAAACGGACGTTATTAGCATCTTGCACCGCCGCGTTCCGCCAATGATTGGAGGACTGCTCCATCGCCTTATAAGCCCCATCAATGGCCGGCCCGATCTCGCCGAAATCGTAGATGATCCCGTGCGCCACCTTCTGGGCCGTCTCCCCCAGAATCCCGAACCAGTCTTTCATATAACCAATGGCGGCCCGCACCTGCACCATCGCCACCTGGACCTGCATGGCAAAAGTGCTGACGGCATCCACTACCTTGAGAAATCCGGCCCCTAAGTCGATTACAATCCCCACCACTTTTCCTATGACGGTCGCCATAGTGTTGATCTTATCGATGATCTTGTCCGGGTTGGCCAACAGATAATCGAGAGCCGCACTAATACTCACCTTCGCCTCCGACCAGGCCCGGCCCAAAGCCTGGGCCAGATTGCTCCCCTCCGCGGTCAGCTCCCCGTTCGTGACCAGCTTCTCTCCCATTTGGGAAACCATTGCCACCACTTCTTTATGGGCGTCCCCGAAGGCCCTGATCTGGACCACCTCCCAGGCGGACTTCATGGAGGCGCTCACCGCGTCCCAGGTTCCCATCATGTCCAGGGTGTACTGCCGGATATCGGGCAGCAGCTTCCGGAAATATTCCATTTCCGTCCCCATTGCCCGGGCATTGGCGATATTTTTCTTAAACTCCGGGTCGATCTGCCTCAAGACCACCGCGGTTTGGGAACCCATGCGGTTAATGCCGCTCATCACCGCTTCAATCTCACCCCGGGCCTGGTTGGCCAGGTTGGCGTAGGTCGGGGTCACCGCCTTCATCAAATCGGTTAAACGCCCTACAGTGTCCATGTCCTCATTGGAGACAATGACCACCCCTTTCTTGCGCAATTCCGCCGCGATGGTGAAGATTTCCTTGGCCGAGGACGCCGATTTTTTGTCGGCTTCCAGGGAGGCCCGGTAGAGCCAATCAAAGTAGTTTTTCCACTCTCCGTAGGCCTTGCCCAAATCCGGCGGCTTGACGTCCGACATGGTGGTGAGAATATAGGAGGTGCCGATGACGGTCTTCCGGAACTCTTCCACCGTGCCGATCCCGGAGGATACCAGGCTGTGCCAGGAGGTCATGGCCTTATGAGCCAGGGCGACGGCGCCGGCCAGGGAGAGGGTGACTCCAACCAAGGCGAGAGTCTGGTTTCCGACGGACGCCAGCGCCCCATTGGCGCTGCTCTGCATCTGCTGCATGCCGCCGGTGACGCTCTGCCGCATCTGATCGAAGGGCGTTTGCATCCCAGCGACGCCCTGCTGCACCGTGCTGGCGGCCCGGTCCATCCCCGACTTCAACTCGCCGGTGGTGGCCCCGATTTTTACGTCAATCCGATCAGCCATTGAGAAGCTCGTTTTCCGTTTTCCGTTTTCCGTTTTCCGTTAAAAGCACTGGTGGCACAGGTTTGTAACCTGTGCTCCTTGGCGGCGGGCGACCCACCGGGTCGCCCCTACGCCATCAATCCGCCGATGGACTGCCAGTCAGCGATAAATTCCTGCAAGGTGGCGGTCTCCGCCGGGGAGTCCGGCCCGGCGGGCGCCGCCCCGCCCGCCAATCCTGCCAGGCCCGCCATCAGCCCTGCCAGCTGGACGTGCGCCGGGGGGCAGCGCCGCCAGTATCTACCCAGTTCCCGCAGCCGGGGGAAGGTCATGAACTCGTCGATATACTCGTACGTCCAGCCGGTAGCGGTAATCAGGGCTGCGTAGAGCTCTCCCCAGTCAAGGCCCCCTCCATCCCCGGCGCCGGTTCCCCCTGGGCCAGCCCGCTTTGCCCCATGACCGCCATGAACACTTGGGGCGCGGTGACCAGGTCCACCAGGTCTTCCAACTCGTCCCGGGTGACCTCGGGATAATTGCGGCTGACGGCCTCATAGATCACCTCGATATAATCATCCAGCATCGCCTCGGTGAACTCCCTGACCATCACCGGGCCGACACTCCTAATCCTTTCCAGGACCGGGAGCAGCTTGCGGATGCGCTTCCAATTCAGGGGCGGAACCACAAACTCCCGGTCGCCCAGTTTAAGCGTTTGTCCTTCAAAACGGGGATCAGCCATGCCCTAACTCCCCAGGCTCAGCAGGCCCAGCTCGTCCGCCTCATCCACCTGGGCGCTGAAATCCATCTCCTGGATGGTGAAATCGCCGCGCTTGGTGGGCAGGGTGAGCTTGTCGCTGACGCACTTGTTGAGGACGAGAACTACCTTTTCCCCATCGTGGATACCGCTGAGGATGGCCTTGAACGACGGCGTGGTGCCCGCCTCCACGTTCACCAAGGTGAGGGTCTTGCCCACCAGGGCCGAGGTGTAGAGGTAGTCGAACTTAACCTTCAGACCCTCGTCGGCGGCGGCAAAGGTGAAGACCCCCGTGGCGTCGACCAGGGAGTATTCGCCGGTGGCGGGGGTGGCTGCCACCCGCTTCAGGGGCTGGCCGTCGGTGGCCAGATTGTTTTTGCCGAAGACCACCCCCAGGTTGGTGTGGAAGGTGGCCCCGTTGGCCACGGTGAGGGTGTAGGGGCCGGGGGTGGCGGGGATGGTGCCCGCCTCGCCCACGATGGGCACCACCTGGCCAACGGCGGGGGTGCTCCCGAAGAACAGGCCGCCCATGAGGTCGGCGGACAATTTGGCCAGCTTGGCCTTGCAGGTGACCTTGCCCTCGGAGACGCCCACCGCATCGGCAAAGATGTTCTGGCCGTGGAGCTCCTTTTTGGTGAGGGCGATTTCAACCGCCACTTCCTGGAGGATGCCGAATTTCACCGGGGTGGGCACCGCCACGCTACGGTCGATGCCGTAGAGGTTGCCGGCCCCGAAAATGAGAGGCTTACCCATGACTTAATCTCCTTGCAAGCGCTGCTTCAACACGTCCTTGGCCCGGAGCAGCAGATTCCAGGCCTCGGTATCCCGGGACACGGGGGAATTGGGAAAAAACTCCTTGAACCAGGCCTCTACTATGACGTCGGTTTGCAGAGGCGGTAACTTTGCCGCGGTCGGGGCTTTTGCCGGAATCTCCGGCCCCTCCTTGCTCAATTTTTTCTCATCGTCAGCCATATCGGTTTCTCCTTGGGGAGTTATTTCCCAGAACCTAAAACCTAAAACCCGTAACCTGCTCTAAAGATTTCCACCGGGACCACCACGGACGCCTGGCCGTCCAGGAGGCCCTCGTTCTTTTCGATCTTGCCGCTGATGCGGCAGTAGGTCACCAGGCCGCCCAGGGTCTGCTCCTCTTCGTCCGGATCGGGGGCCAAAGCGGCCTCGATGGCGTCGATCAGAGGGTTGAGGATGGTCCCCGGGGCGACGCTCTTGTCTTCGGGCAGGCGGGCGTAAAAACCCAGCTCCACGTACAGCAGATGGTCGGCCGGCAGGCCCTGGGCCTGGTATGACACCGTTTCCCCCGGGACTTCCTCCATGAACAGGGCCGGCTGTTCCTCCGGGGCCACGTCTTTAACCAGGCGGGCCCGGCGGGAGGTGGTGACAAACCCGGACAAATCCTTGACCAGGTCGAAAAGGGCCTGATAAATGGCCTCCCGGTTGATCACCAGTTCCCTCCCTTGGCCACCGCCGCGGCGATGGCATATTTGATCCGGGATTCATTCTCCTCGAGGCTCGAGCGCAGATAGGAGCGCTCCGGCATCTTGGATCCCGGATGCTTTACCGATTTGCGCACCAGGCCCACCCCGCCCACTTGAAAGGCCAGGGCCTTTTTTCGGCGAGCCTGGATGACGTGCGCCTTGGTGATGCCGCCATATTCGTGGATGGCCCCGTAAACTAGGGCCAGGCCGACGCTGCCGGTGATACCGGCGCCGCTTTCCTCGAATTTGGCGTTGATCTTGCGGCGCAGAGTGCCGGTGCGGGTCTTTAAGACCGGGCCGGAAACCTTAAGTTTAGCCGCTCGCAGCACGTTATAGGTCTCGGCTTTGACCGCCTGGCGCACCAGGCCGTCCACCCGGGGATGCACCTCTTTCAAATGAGCAATAACCTGCTCCTGCCCCACCACCACGGCCCGGATCATTTCGGCACCACCTTTTTGTAGGCCTGGAGCACCGTCTTGACGCTGGCCGGCACGTCCCGGGTGGAAAACGTAATGTTTTGGCCCTGCATGGAGGCCGAATCCTGGCCGATGTGGTCCCGCTCCTTGTAGCGCACCGCAATCAATTCGATCACCGCCTGTTCCAGGTCGGAGGGCGTGGCGGCCCAACCCCGGGTACAGGCCAGCTCGACGTTGCCCCGGCCCCGGGTGAAGGCGTAGCCCTGGAGCCAGACGGCGCTGGGGCTGAAGCGGTAACCATAGGCGGTGCGGGAGGCGGCGGGGAGAATGGCCACATCGTCGATCACCAAGGAGGCCACCGCGGTCAGGGGCGGCTTGGCCCCCAGCACCAGGATGTCGCCGCCGTGGCCGTCCAGCACCAGGGCGTAGGCCTGGGAGGCCACTTCGTAGCCGAGGCCCTCCGGCCCCTGGACAAAGGCGCTGGCCGCACTGATCAGCCGGGTCAGGAGGGTGTCGGCGGTATCGACCGTCACCCCCAGCCAGGTCTTGACCGCGGGCAGGGTGGTGAGATTGCCGATTACCGGGCTGACCGGGATGCCGGTGCCGCCGCCGCCCATTAGCTCACCACCTCCGTGTCCGGATTGACAAAATTAAACCCGGATTTTTGCCGCCAGATATAGACCGTGCCGGCGTCCAGGTGGAAGGTCACCACCCCGTTCTGATTCGTCCGCCCCGAGGCCACGACGTTGGCCCCGGCCACGTCGGTGCTGACCCAGACATCGGCATCCGCAATGGGCAGGCCGGTGTCTGACCGGGTCAGGGTGTAGATCCAAGTGATGGCGCCGGCGCCGGCCGAGGCCCCGATGCCGTCTATGGCCTCCCGGATATCTTTCAAGCTTTCATCGATCCACCCAACCCCCTTCATGGCCTCCAAAGTCGCCTCCAAAGCGACCCCTTCGGGCGGCGGCACTTCGAGGTTGTCGATGGCTGTCTCCAGGGCCAACTGCGCCGCGTCCAGTTCGGCCTTGGTGGCCCCCTGGGAAGCAGTGCTGCGGGAGGCGATGGAGGCGTCCAGATAGGCGGCCCGGACTGCCGTCAACCTTCCCAGGAGCGTATCCACGTCCGCCGGGAGATTGGCCGCGGCCAACTCATCCAGATATCCGGCCCGGGCCGCGGTGAGGCGGCCTTCCAGGTCGTCCACCAGGGCAAATATCGCCGCCAGGGTCTGGGTATTCCAGCCGGCCCCCTTGATGGCCGTCAAAGTGGCCTCTAAGGCCAGGGGGGATAGCCCTGAATCCAGTTCGGCCTTAGTCGGGGGGTCATAGGTATTGAGCGCTGCGGCTGCCCCGGCCTGGGCCCCGGCTTGGGAAAGATCGTTTAGCGCATCCAGCGTCTGCTTTGTCCCGGAAATGCTGAACCCGGCCTTGTCGGTGAGGCTCCGGGTGACGCTGGCCCATACTGCCGCGGTCGCGTCCGCCGCCAGGCTGCCGAAGGAGGTCAGGGTGCGAGTCCCGGCCCCCCAGATATCCGCTACCAGCGTCCCGAAGCTGGAAAGGGTCCGGGTGGCATACTCCCATACTTGTTGCGCCGTCAGGGTGCTCCGGGTACTCACCGCCGCGTCCAGGTTGGATAGATCAGGAGCCGCAATATCATTCAGATCGGAAAGTTTTTTGCTGAGCAAATAGAAACTACCCACCACTTTTTTGCCCGTGACACCGGCAACTATGGCCGTGACAATCACAATATAGTTCTTATCGGTTTCAAAACTATTTTCGGTTGATACCACCACCGGTACTACATATTCTCCGGTGATTTCTCCACGTTGAACCACGGTAGGAGCGTAGGCTATTGCTGACTCGCTGTTTTCCTCAAATATTTCACAAGTGGGAGTGCTGCTGGCATTAGCTACTGCCCCAGTATTGGGGTTGTGGGTGCAAAATCCGAAATAAGCCGTGTCACCTAATTTGAAATACACCAGATGCCCCTCCCTAAGAAACCGATAATGGTCATGAGACATCCAAATACCGGTGAATCGAATATTCGTGACATGAGGGGCGACGTTACCAACCCCGCAGGAGGTGTCTCTGTAGAAATATAAAATGTTGTGTGTCTCAGGCTCATTTACAGGCTCAACAATTTCCAAGGAAAATCTTTATAGGCCGACACATAGGCCGTCTGTTTTAGGGTTGCCCGCAGGCTGATATCCGCTGGCACCGGGACGCTGTATTTCATCGGTTCGGCCTGGGCATTGACATAAGCGGCCATATATGCCAGCCGCTCAGTCCCCCCGGTGAGGCACTTGGCGTAAATCCGCAGTTCCACGGCTTCCCCGTTCACCATATTGGCAGTGTCCACTACCAGCGCAAAATTCTTATTGCTGGTATCGGTGGCTAAGTCTTGCTCGGTGCCGTCCGCCGTCAAAGTTCCGCTTGCGATTGAGGTAGGCATTAATCCACTCCATAGAGCACGAAGTCAGCCAGCCGGACACCATCGGCTATCCCGGTGGACTGCATCCTGATAGCCAATCGGCTGCCAGCGGGGATATTGACCATAAAAGGGCCAAAAGTCATGGGGATGAACTTAAAAGGATCGGCGTCAACATAGAAATACAGGTTTGGCACCACCACAATTTCACTACCGGCAGCGCCCATGCCGATATCAAAAAGGAACTGATAGTTATATGTATGATTGGTGGAAGCGCAGCCATTGATCGCTGATAACATCTTTATCGGGTTGGTTGTGGCCGCGACGATCTCCGTCCAGGCCCCTTTAGTATGGGCAGTTATCCCAGGGTCAACGCTTACCCCGCCGGAATCGGCCTCATTAGCCCCGTATGTGGTGCAACGGGAAAGGACTGAACTGGGAAGAAACCCGGGGGTATTTAGAATCAATCCCACTGACGGATAATTGCCAGAGGTATATGTTTGCGCTCGCGCGGCTACTCTCACCCCGGCAGGAAGCATCAACGGCACAAAAATACAATAACTGGTGCGTTGAAAAGAAAATAGCAGGTTGCTTATCACGACCACTTCAGAACCGGCGGGGCCTATGCCGATATCAATCAAATCATCAGACCCCCCGGAGGAAGCCCCAACAATTAACCAGAAACCATTTGCTTGACGAGGGGTTGAAGCTATCAATTGAACCCAGTTTCCTTTGGTATTGCTCGCGCCACAATTTACCCGAGTATAATATGACGAGGCGAGCACAACCCCAACATCTGATAAAATCGCCCCATCACTGAGAATCGGCCAATCACCCACGGTTTAACTCCCGCTTCACCATGAACTTGAGGGCCTTGACGATTAAAGCGATCAACTGCGTCTGGGTCATGGCGCTCACGTCCAGATTAGCAAATTCCGCAACCGCCTCTTGCACCGGGTCCAGGGGGACCTGGGGAACCGGCACAAACTCCAATTTGGCCTTGTCCCAAACGACCCTGGACGGGTCAGGCTGATCACTCAAGACCTTGACCCCATAGTCTTTTGACAGCTTCTCGGTTACCACCGATCCCACACTGTGCAGTGCGCCGTCACTCAGGCGATAGATTGCGCTCCACGTCATGTTATCCTCCCACTTCCCGGCGCCACTGCGCCCACAGCTTATCGGCCACTTGCCGCCCTTCCTGATCCGAGCCCACGTTCACCGTTTTCAGCCCCGGCAGCTTGGGGGCCACGAACCAGCCCCGCTCCGGGTGCCAGGCCACCGTCATCAGGGTGGCCGCCCCCACCTTGCCGTTCCAGGTGCCGGACTGCATCCGGCTCCATTGCAGCGGCTTCATTCCCGGGCCAACTGGGGCAACTGGTTCGCCGCATAGACTATTAACTGGCGTATGTTGGCCAAATTCTTTTTCTCTTTGATGTTGGCGCAATGCATCTCCACCGTTTTGGGGCTGATATACAGCTCCCAGGCAATCTCCCGGGTGGTCAACCCCCGGGCCAGCCCGGCTAAGACCTGGCACTCCCGGGGGGTGAGTTCCGCCATTTAGGTGCCGGTTTTCGGTTTGGTTTTCTGTTCAGGAACTTCCGGCTTAGGCGGCGCCGGGGTGAAACCCCAGCCCGGCTGGGTAAACTCCGCCGCCGCCTCGTCCGGCACTTCCATTAGGCCGTCAACCACCGGATAGCTCCGGCCTTGGTAGCTTACGCCGCCGCAGCCCTTAGGGGCCTTCAATTTCATGGTGATTATCTCCTCGGCTATCGGTTTTCAGTTTCCGAAAACCGAAAACTGAAAACCGAAAACCGTCTTTTAACCGTTGGCGATATTGGTGATCAGCCCCCAGGCCGGCGGGAAGTAATTCTGCAGCACCTCGTCCACGGTGACCGAGAAATCCCGCTTCAGGCTGGTGAGCACCCAGTCGATCTGCATGTATTCCCAGCGGGTGCGGATCTGCACCACGTTGGCCACCCCGGAGAGGGAATACGGCAGGGCCATGCACTCGAACATGATGGTGCCCGGCGGCAGGTCCGGGTGCACCGCCACCGGGACTTCCTGCCCGGTGATGGGGTGGATGTAGCCGGTGACGTTGACGCCGCCCAGCACCGCCCCCTGGCGGGTGTCCACCGTAAAGCTGACGGCGCTGCCCGCCGCCCCGGTGAGCACCTTGGAGGCCATGTTCTTCTTTTCCTGGCCGTTCACCCAGATGCAGGTGGGGATGGTTTTGTAGACGTTCCAGAAGTGCACCAGGGCCTCGTCGATCTCGACGATGCCGGTCTTGGTGTCGGCGGTCAGGGGCGTCCCCGTTCCCGGGGTGCCGGTGGCCATCGTCTTGATGTAGCCGTTGGAGCCGCTCTTGAAGATCTGGTAAAGCAGGCCGTCGAAGATCAAGGCGTTTTTGCTGTTGTCCGAGGCCGGCAGATCGCCGATCACCTGGGTGCCCGCTGCCACCGGGGCGGTGATCAGGTAGCTGTTGATGGTGGTGATGGCCCCCAGTTTCACGGCCTGGCCGTTCTCGCCCCAGAACCAGGCGTAGGCCACGGCCCCGGAGACCGCGGCAACGCTGGCCTTGAGGGAGTGGGTAGCGTTGCCGTCGGCGGCGGTGGTGACGTTGGCCTCGGCCGAGATCTGGCCCGAGCCGCCGCCGTAGGTCTCGGTGGTGCCGTCACCGTTGGCCCGGCTGATCACCGCCGGCACGCCCCCGGCCACCGAGGCGTTGCGGTAGCCCTCCAGGGTCAGGGCGATGCAGTGCACCAGGTATTTGGTCGCAGCCTTGAAAGTGCCGCCGGTGCCCACGTCCGCCAGGGTGGGGGTGGGCGTGGTGCCCAGGGCCACCGCGGCGCCGTTGCCGCCCAGGATAATGAACTCCTCCTGGATCATCAGAGAGCGCAGCAGTCCTTCTACTGCCAGAGCGTTGATATCCATAAAGCCTTTGCCCGCGGCCTGCCCCTGGAAGGTGACGTAGTCGTCCAGCACCAGGGTGCGGTAAGCCGCCAGGTAATCGGCCACGGTGGTGGTGACGATGCCGCCCCGCCGCCCTTCCCCGGCCCCGGCGGAGAGGCCGGCGGTGTTGATGCCGGTGATGGCCTTCCAGTTGGCCTGGATGCCGAGGCCGCCGCCCACCCGGGGAATCTTGTTCCGCAGGGGGGTGAGTACCGGGTACAAGGTCTTGGCCGGGGCCTCCAGGTCGTAGCCCTTCAACCCCTGCGTGGCCCCCGTCCCGCCCAGGGCCGTGGTGAAGGCCTTGGCCATTTCCGGGGTCGGCGCCGCCAGGGCCTCCTTAATCAATTGCAGCGTTTCGTTGATCATGGTAATTCTCCTTCGTTAGTAGCTCAGGCGTCCAGTGGCGCAGGCGTACCCGCCTGCGCTCCTTCGACTTTAGCCCAGGCTGATGGGGTTGCCGTGGGCCGCCTTGATGAGGCCCTGGGTGTCCTTGTTTTTGATCATGTCCTCTTCCGAGGGGCCGTCCACCTTGCCCAGGGGGTGCACATCGTCCCCCTTGTCCACGACCTTCAGCACCCCTTGGGGGGACGCCGGCTGGGCCTCCACCTTGGCCAGGCGCTCGGTGAGCGCGGCGTTCTCCGCCTCCACCTTGGCCAACTGCTCTCCCTGGGCGTTGAAGTCGCCCTCCACCTTTTCCAGGCGCTCGCCCAGGCCCGTTACCAGTGTTTCCAACTGCTCCAGTGTAGGCATCTGTTCCCTTCCTCCTTGTGGCGCGGGCGTCGCCGCCTGCGAATTGTCAACCTTGTTCATGGCCATGGCTTCAACGGGCTGCGTCAGTAACGCCCGCACCTCGGCCGCCATCTCCCCGGCCTCCTCGGCGGCGAAATCCTTGAAGATCTTCGCCAGGTCGAGTAGCGCCGCCTGCAGGCGGGCCGGCACGGTGGAGCCGTCCTTTTCCTCTTCCGCCTCATAGACCACTGAGGGCAACAGACAGCGTAATTCGGACAGCAAGCCCGCCAGGCGGCCGACATCATTGAGGCGTTTTTGCAGCGTGGGGCTGGCCTCCCCCAGAGGCGCCGGCGTCCCCGCCGGCGGACCTTGAAAATCTTTTTCTTCGACACTGCCGTCCACCTTCACCAAAGTGAAGCGGGCGGATTTGATCATGGGGTTGTCGGCCAGGGAGAGTTCCGAGGGTGCCGCGGCATAGCGGGTGTAGTCGCCGTCCTGCCATTTCCGGGCGTAGCTGCCGCCGATGGAAAAACCGGTATAGACGCCCGCTCTGACTTTTTTAACCTCTTCGGCGTCCACCACCTTGGCGACGGCGTCTATGGCCTTTTCCTCATCCAGAAAATTCAGACTGGTAACGATGCCGGCGGCAACTCTCGGATTATGCATGGCCCGCAGGTTGCCCAGGGACTTACCGCCACTGGCGGCAAAGGCATTATCCGACCAGGCCTTGATCAGAGGCTTCGAAGCGGCGTAATCCATGATCTCCTTTTTCGGATCAGGCTCTTCCGCCGCCGCCCGGCCCCAGACCTCCACGGTACCGTCGTTCAGCTCCACCACCTTGGTGAGCGGCATGAATAAAATTCTTTCCATCCTCAACCTCCTAACATGGCCGTCATCCGGGCCATCTTTTCAGGATCAATCTGCACCGGGGTCTGACCCGACAGCAGGCGCAAGGTGGTCTGCCCTTCCCGGGTGGAGAGCACATAGCGCAGCCACTGGAATTTCTCGGGTAGGGCCTGGTGGCCCAGGTTTTCCAACCTGGGGTCCTTTAAAAACTTCTGCCAGTCCTCGATCACCTGGTGCAGTTCCCGGTTGGCGTAATTCTGATACTCCACCTGCATCCGCAGGGCTGCGGCCAGGGGCAGGGGCGCCTCCGGATAATGCCCCCGGGGGCAACTGATGGGGAACGTCCCCGCCAACTCCACCAGGGCCGGGTCATCCGGGGCTACCGTGCCGAACAGCCGGCAGACCAAAGGCCGCCGATTGTAGATCTCGCAGCCGCACGAGCCCAGGAAGGGGCAGGCGGCCAGGGCCGGGCCGGTGGCGTATTTGCCCGGATGCCGGATCTCCCGCCACTCATGCAGGGTCATGGACCGGGCGTCGCCCTCGCAGCACTCCCGGCAACCCGGCTCGCAACTCATGGCCGGGATCTGCGTGTGCCAGGATTTCAAGAGGCGGTCGATCATGCGATTTTTCCCTTTTCTCCCAGGACCGGGAGAACATCGCAGACTCAGTTGGGGTGCGCCAGGGGATTTTGGTCCCCGGACGGAAAGGCCTCGGCCAGGGGAATCACCCCGGCGGCGGCGTTGGTGTCGCACTGGTCCGGCTTCGGGTGCCCTGAGCCCAAAATCCACTCCTTGCCCACCACCACCCCGGAGGTGCGGTAGGCCATCATATTGCCTTCCACGTCGGCCTGGCCGATCTCCGTCCGGGCGATGGTATTGGAACGGCTGGCGGAAAACCCGAAATTCTCTTCCAGGGCCTGGCTCAACTGCTGGCTGCTCCAGCCTTCCTCCACCGCCTGGGTGACGTCGGCCCGGAGGTAATCCCGGGTGGACTCCTGGATCTTGGTCACCAGCTCCGCCGCCCGGTGCTCTGCCCACTCCACCGCCAGCTCATTGACCTGGTTGACGATGGCGGCTTTCTCGCCCTCGGCCGCCTCAATGACGCCGACCTGCACCAACGCCGCCAGGCCGCCGTTCTGGGCCGCCTGGGTGAGGACCGCCGCCACTTCGGCCTGGGTGGCCGAGATCCCGGCCAGTTGCAATTCCTCTAGCAGTCCCTCAATCTTGGCGGCCTGGTCCTCTTCGGCCTTGGCCATCCCCAACCCCTTGGCCAGATGCGCCGCCGCGGCGACGGCGTCGGCCTGGAGGGCCGCCAGCATCAGCTTTTGCAGGGCGGCCCGGGCCGTCACCATCTCCGGCCGCTCCCGGTCAATGGGCTTTATTTTTTTGTCCGCATCAACCTTGGCCAGCTTCTCCACCGGGAGCGCTCCGTTAATTGCTCCCGGTGGGGCTGGTCCTGCTACTGCGGCGTCGGGTTTTTCTTTGATTTTTACTGGCAACTGACTACTGGCCACTGGCAACTGCTCTTCCTGCTCTTTCCCTATCTCCTCCAGCAGCACCGGCCCCCCCACGGTCACGATAAAATCCGGCACCCCGTCGTCTACGTAGCCCCGATCCTGGCGGATTTCCGTCCGCCCCCGCAGCCCGGAGCGCAGGTGGATCTCATCAATCTCCGCCTGTTCCTTGGGCCGGATGGAGGACTCCTCCTCCCAGGCGAACTCCACCAGGTCGAAGCCGCCCCGGGCCAGGCCCTCGTCAATGCCGTCCTTGACCCATTCCAGCACCGGCGCCAGGCCCTCTTCCAGGGCCATTTCCTGGGCGGTCTCGGCGGTGGCCTTGTTGATCTGCTGCACAAAGGCCTGCGGCGACAGGGAGAATGCGTAACACACCACCCGGGCGAACCATTCGTCGATGGGGTCTTTCAGGGCCGCCTCTTTCATGCTGTGGGGCGTCATGCCCTTGGGCACCCAGGTGCCCCGGCGGCGCTGGGCGGTGTTGCCGGCGAACAGGGCGTCCCAGTATTGCTGCCACTCCCGGATCTGTTCGGTATTCCAGCCTTCCGGCACCTCCAGGAGGGAGTCGGGCAGATTGCCCTCGGTGTAGTATTGCAGCAGGTGGATCTGGCGGCGGATGACGATGTTGACCGTCAGGATGATCTGCTCCACCGGGGAGAGGCCGTACACCCGCCAGGACAGGGGGTTGCGGGGAAAATAGATCAGTTCGTCCAGGGTGTAATTCGCGCCAACCACGCCCTTGAGTATCTGCTGATAGGCCGGGGCCGGCGGTAGGGGCACCCGGCCGTCGTCGGCCAGCACCGGCTTGATCAGGGCCCCGTCCATCACCTCCAGGGCATAGAGGCCGCCCCCCCGGTTGGGCCGGGGATAGAGGGTGGCGCAGTCGCCCACGAACATATCCTCCAGCCACATGCGCAGCCATTGATTCCAGCGGTGCACCCGGTCGGGCTTCTTGAATAGGGCCCGGGCCTCCTTGGCCTGGCCCTCCGCCGCGTTCAATAGGCGCTTGCCGCCGGCGGCGGTTTCCTCCGTGGGCTTGATCGTCCAGGCGAGCTTGCACAACTGGTCCTTGCGGGTCTCGATGGCCAGGCGCACCAGGTCGCAGTTCTGGGCCAGGGCCCGGAGCTGCCCGAAGGAGAGGGCCTCTTCGCCCCGGGGCTGGGTCCTGAGGTTGTAGCCCGACGCATAATCCCACTGGCGGCCCTTGACCGCCTCAGGCGCCGCCGGCGCCTGAGGCTCGCCCGGGCCGAACCAGGCCTCCGGGGCGCGGCCGGTAAAGGCGTATTTCAGGCCCTGGGCCACCCGGCTGACAATCCCCGGATTGATGGTAGTCTTTTTGCCTTCAGCCATTTAAAGACTCGTTTTCCGTTTTCCGTTTTCCGTTTTCCGTAAAAGCCCGATCCCGGGCCCGAGATTTGCCATTTCAGCCTATGTCTTTTCTTTTGAGCAAAACCCCGAAAACCAGCACAGTTAGCGGCCCGCAGGCGTCCTTAAAGCGTAAAATTGCGAGAGTAGGTCGCCTGGCTACTGGCTACTGTTCTCTGCCCCTTCCTCCGGGCCTCCTCCGCCTGCTGCTTCCCCACTTCGTCCCGGTAAAAATCGAACAGGCCCATGCCGGCGCCGCCTTCCAGGAGGTGCAGGGTCCCTTCCAAAGCGTCGGGGCCGTCATCGTTCACCGTCTTGGAGGGGAAATAGAGCAGTTGCTCAATGAGCAGGTCCTGATTGCCCTGGCCCCGGCAAAACCGGATCTGGCCCCGCTCCACCTTGGGGGACAGGCCGAAGATCCGCATCTCTTTGTTGATGGTCTGACCCGTGCCCTTGAGGGGCAGGTGAAAGCCCCGCTGTTGGGCGGCCCGGTCGAATTCCCGCAGCAATAATTTCTGGAAGGCGACGACCTCCACCCCGAACTGCCAGTAGCCCCACTGCTCATGCCGGGCATAGGCCGCGGCAATGGCGGCGTCGATGGAGGCCTTGCGGATGTAGGCGTCCAGGACGTAATAGATCATCTCCCGGCGGTCCCAGCCCACGGTGAGGATGGCCTTGTAGTCTGACGTGGCATTGCCCTCCACCGAGGGGTCGAAAAACCCGGCCACCACCAGGTGCTTGCCGCTCAATTCTTCGGGGTGGTAATACTTGAACCAGTCCTCCTGGAAGACGCCTTCTTCGTTCACCGGGTCGTTCTGCTTTTCGGTGTTGAAGGCCAGCGACCCCATCATCTTTTTCTGTTCCAGGAGCTTGGGCACCGGGTGCAGGGACGGCCAGAACGACACCAGCATGGTTTTGCCGTCCGTCCCGGTCTCTTCGTTCAAGGCCCGGTACAGGTGCCGCTGCCAGTGGCACCAGGGCTCCTCCTTGGAGTGGATGGCGATCCACAGGGCGCTCTTGTTGGCCAGGATGGTCCCGATCCACAAGAGGCTCCCGGAGGCGTCGATGGACGGGTAGACCGCCCGGGTCACCCAGGCCAGGAGCTTACGCACCAGGTCCGGGCTTTTGACGTTCTGGTCGTTTTCCAGGTCGTCCAGGATCACCAGGTCGGGCCGGAACTGCTTATGCTTCAAGCCCCGCAGCCGCTGGCCCCGGCCCCGGGCCTTGAGGCGAATATCATTCAGGGTGACGAAATCGTCCACCGCCCAGTTTTCCCGCACCAGCTCGCCGAAATCGCACTTGATCCGCTCGTTGTAGAGCAGCTCCAAATAGATGTAGCCGGTGAGGTCTGAGGCCAGGTCCTCGGTGTCGCTGCCGAGAATGATGAAATGGCGCAAACCGTGACAGATCTGGTGCAGGGAATAGCCGAAGGAGACGATGGTGGACTTGGCCCCTTCCCGGGGGGCGGCGTCCACCGTCGGGGTCACCACCTCCCCGGGGCCGGGCCGCCGGTCCACCTGGGCGATTAATTCATGATGAAACGGCGCTTCCGGGGCGCTGAAATAGTGGGGCAGATAGGTGCGGAAAAACTCGAAATGGTCGGTGCGGGTGCGCTCCCGCCGGGCCTGTTTGGCGGCCTCGGATGTGTCCTCAAACGCCGCCACCTCCCGGAAGAGGCGGCCGAGGATCTGGTCGGCCTTCTCCTGGAACTGCTTGCGGGTGAGCTTAACCTTGAGGGTGCGCGCCATTATTCGATGCTCCGGAAAAATTCCCGCATCCGGCCGCTGTGCATCTGCAATTCGCCGGGGGCCAGGTCGAGGCCCTTGAGGAACTCGCCGTATTTATCCAGCACCATGATGGCCGCGGCCCTCAGGTCCTGGCTCTTTTCCAGCTTCTCAATGGTGAGGACGGTCTTATAAATGGCGTCATAAACCCCCGGGTTGATGGCCGCCGGGTTTTTCTGGGCCTCGGCCTGCAGGGCCTCCATCTGACCGTTCAGGGTTTGCCGCAGCCACTCGGCGATATCCCGGGGATTGTTCAGGGCCGCAGCCCGCTCCTGGCCCCAATCGCCTTTTTTGGCCCACTTATACAGGGTGTTGGTGCTGACTTCGCCGTGGAGCCGCGCCGCAATCTGATCCACCGTCAGGTTTTCTTTGACGTAGAGCCGCCGGGCTTCCTCGTAATAGGCTGACTCTTTGCTCCCGGCCATTAGCCCCCCAGCTCCCGTTGCAGCTTGCGGGCCTCGGCCATCACCGTCACCAGCTCATTGGCCGCCGCCAGGATGGAATGCTCTTTGATGGAGGTCAGGTCTTCATCGTGGACCCGGAAGGTGTTGACCTGAATGGTCTGGATGAGCTGGTCGATACGGATCAGCAGCGCCCGGAAGCGTTCCTGTTGTTCCATCTTCGCCAGCTTGACCAGGCGTTCCGATAAATCCGCCATCTCACCTCCAAAAAGCCGGCAGCACCCGGGCCGCCAGGTCCAGCAAAAACGCCAGCAGCGCCAGGCCGCCCAGGAGATAGGCCAACTTAAACTTGAGAGGGCCGATTCTTTCCTCCATCTTGGCGTCAACCTTGGCCTCGATCCGGGCCAGCTTGTCGTTCATGTCCAGCACCACGCAGGCGTGGACCGGGTCCCGGTGGACGGCGCAGGGGCAATTCTCCAGTTTCTTCAACCGTTCCTCCCGGTTTTGGCTGCCGATTGCCTGGGTTGTCAGCTTGCCGCCGATCTGCGTGCGCAAGAGGTCGATCTGGTGCATGAGCCGCGCATCAAGATGGTTGAGCAGCAAGGCGATATTGGTTTTGGCGGCCTCATCCAGGCCGTCCAGCAGCGAGGTGTTGAACGGATCGCATAACACCGGCTCAAGCTCCCGTAGCCCCGGGCGTCCCGCCCGTGGGGCCGGCGTCGCAGGGGCAAGGCGCGGCGTTAGTTTTCTGAATGGCGGCCACCCGCTGGATGATCTGATAGGCCCCGGTAATGATCAGGGCGCCCGCGCCGTTGATATCCATCTGGCCGGTAAAATAACCGGACACCCCGGCCAAAATCTGCCCGGCGCCCGTCCATACCGTCTTGGATTGAAACCATTTCTCCGTCATGCGTCGCCCCCCTGTTTTTCCCGGAACCTAAAACCCGGAACCTAAAACCCGCGGCTGCCGTACCCCCGAACCGGCCCGAAGAACCGGCTAATGACCTCGGGGGCACGGCCCTACACTGCTTCGGTGCTTGGGATATTCTTTAAGACCACACCCCCATGACCTTGACGGCGGTGATGGCGGCGGCGATCACGAATGAGGCCCAGTTGAACTCATCGCCGGCCAGGGCCGCGCCCTGGGCGTGTACCATCGGGGCGATGGCGTCCAGGGAGGCCAGGGCCTTGGTAGCCTCGGCCTGATGATCCGGGATCGCCTTGGCGGTAATCAGGGCGGCGTAAACGTCGTCCAGGGCATAGGCCAGGGTGGGGGCGGTGAGCGCCGCGGCAGACAGGCCCCGGCCCGCCGCCTTGGTATCGGCGCAGGCGGACAAGAGGCTGAGGCACAAAATCAGGATGGCCATAATCATCAAAAGCTTTTTCATGGATGTTGCTCCCGTTTGACTTGATCTGATCTGATTTTCACAACCTCATCTTCCTATAAATGCAAATCTTTTTCCTTCCGCTACTTCCGCTACTTCCGCTAAAGTTGCCTGGAGACAAAAAAAAGGCCCCCGAAGGGGCCTTAGTGGGTTTTTGGTTCTGAGTTTTAGGTTTCGGGAAAAACTATTTTGGTAAAATCTCCTTTTTCCCAGCACTCCAGTGCAAGATCGTACCAGCCTTCTCCATAGCGACTCTGCAAGTATTCCGCAAGACGTTTCCCGTCAAATATTAGCTTACCACAGGTACGACATTTAACGATTTCGGTATCAGATTGAAAAGCAGTCAATGAACTGGAAAGGATTTCATCGCCACAATTGGGACAGATAATCATCCTTCCCCAAGTCTTCAATGCCCCGACGAACTACCCCGGCATAGACCTCTTGCCGGATTTCCCTCACCGCCTCCTGGGCTTCGGGGTCAAGCTGGCGGCATAAATCATTGTCAGTGAGGGCGGATGTCAAGGCCCTTTCAAACAAAAATTCAACCGCAAAACCCATTACCATTTCCATCACGAAGTGCCCGGTCAACCTCAGCGCCTCCGGGGACTCCAGTTCAATCCCGGCTTGGCCGAGAGAATAGCCGAACTCGAAGGCCTTGCGCTCGATCTTTTCAGTCATGCCGGGCATTCGCATGGTTGCAGGTCCGCCAGTGAAAAACATCACTCCACCTCTCTGATTTCAATCTTCCCCATACAGCGGGGGCTTGTCAAGTTCTTCTTGATCCTCATTCAGGGCGCTCAGATAATCCCGGATGGCCGACTCCGGGATCAGCCACTTGCGCCGGCCGCTCTTGATTCCCGCCAGCAGTTTCTGGTTACAAAGATTAGTCACCGTGCGCGGGGTGCATTTCAGGCGGAGCGCCGCCTGGTCGGTTCGCAACAACCGCTCCGGCTGCCCCTGGGCCGCCGCCACCGCCGGATGGTATTTAGTCGTCATGTCCCTTTCCTCAGGTCGTCACCTGGTCCCAGGGATACCTGGGGCCGGGGTCGGCCTTGCGGCCCGGGGCCACATCCTCATGCCCCACCACATCTTCCAGTCCATACGCGGCATAGAGGACTTCGATGATGGCCCGGTTAGCCTCTACTTGAGCCTCCGGCCAGACATCCCCCAGGCCAACGTTTTCAATGCCGATGGAAAAACTGTTGACCCCGGACTGGCCGTCGTAAGACGACGCCCCGGCGTGCCAGCCCCGGACATTGAAGGGGAGCAACTGGTAAACCGTGCCGTCCTTGGCGATGACCAGGTGCGCCGACACCCCGGACTTACGGCTGCACAGCCACGACAAGGCCCCTGCCAGGCTGTTGTCGCCGGTGTAATGCACCACGATCACCCGGGGAGTGATCGTGCCGCCATGATTCGGCGACGGCCGGTAGGTCACCCGTTTCCCATCGAGATACAGCCAGTGGTCTTGAACGGTAAACATGCGCCTCCTCCTTCAAAAGCAGGTTTCAGGTTTCAGGTTCCAGCTTTTCACTGACTACTGACTACTGGCTACTGCTTTTATCAAATCAACCCCAGATCCCGGGCCACCGCCCGGGTCATGGTTTTTGGGTCATACCATCCTGGCTTAAATTGCCTGTTTTTGGGCCGTTTTAGGGCCGGCGTCCCACCAGGATCCGATAAGCTGCTCATCATCACCGCCGGATCTGCGCCCGATCGTCCCACTTCGGCCTCAAATTCCCGTTCCATTTCTTCGCACCAGCCGATCAGCCCCTCCCAAATTGCCGCTCGATCCAGGCAAGCTATTTCCTTGGGGGTGTCAATCTTCACGGCTGTTCTCCTGGCCCCTGACCCCTGGCACCTGCTTCTCTTCCCTCCGGCCCATCGCCTTCAGGGCCTCGATGACCCGCTGCGCCTGGGGCAGGGTCAGCCATTCCGGGGCCGCGACCTTGAAGCGGCCCCAGAGAAAGGTTTTCAGGGCCTGGTGGGCCTGCCGGGACTCCGGGCCCCACTCCTGAGCCACCCGGCTCACCCGGCCCCAGAGCCGCCGGATTTCTCTCACCTGAGGCCTGGGTTGCGAGGTTTTCCCCTCTATCCCCAGGCATTTCTCCATGTGCTTCATCACCAGTTGGATCTTCGGCCCCTTCAACTCCTTGCAGCTCTTGACCTTCGCCACGCCCCAAAGCATCTCCCGGTAGGCGTCGTCATCCAGGCCCAGCTTCCGCTGCATGACCTTGATCTTCTGGATCTGGGGGGCGCTGATCTCCATCATGGCCGGCTCCTCAATTCAGATGGGCTTGCCCGCGCCGGATCTCGTGTTGCGCCATCATCTGCCCCTGATACACTGCCTCGATGTGGGCCAGGCCGATGCGCATGAGCAAGAGCGCCACGGCGTCACTGGACTGTTCCCCTTCTCCCCGCCAAACTTCATCCATACACCCCATACGCTCCTTGGCCGCCAGAATGACTTTGGCCCGGGCCTTGGCGTTTTCATTTGCGGCCTTGAGCCATTGCCACAGTCTTTTCATGCCCCCTCCTCCCTTTTGGCGCCGCAAACTATGACCCTGTCTCCTTCCGGGACATAAATCCGCACTATTCCAACCCTGGTAACATAAATTTCCAGATTGATGTCCTCGGTCTTCAATATCAAGGTCACCGCCTCGGAAATGTCATCCGGCTCGGCTTCGATCCTCTCAATCTCGACCGGTCCCCACTTGAAGCCTTTTTCGGTGGGCCGGCAGGGAAACTGGCCCCTGACCCCTGACCCCTGACCCCGGCTCATCTTCACGCCCCCTCCGGTGGCACAGGCGTCTCGCCTGTGGTCTTAGGTATAAGCCACCTGATCAATACGCCAGTGAAAGGTAAACCGTGAATTTTAGCAAACCAATCCCGCATTTCAGACCAAGAAGCAAATCCATCTCGGCGTGCAAAATGTTCAAGATCATCCCCGAGATGAATTTCTTGAGGATTAAAGGTGAGTATTTTGTCCTCATAAATCGTAATCTGACAAACGTCATTACATTTCGCTTCCCGCACCTTACGACAACTCTTTGTTCTCATTCCAATATAGAGTTGTAGGTCATCTCCGGGGGATGCATGGTGACGCTTACCTATTGCTCTGACCGTTTGACGTTTCTCGCCCTGTTCAATAGCTTCGGCAAAGCGTCCCTGAAAATTATAGGCGACCATTTACCCTCCTATCGGGAGTCAAGCATCTTCCAGAGTGGTAAAACTGACCAGCGCCCCGCCGGCCCGCTGCCACAAGGTCTCCGGCGCCACCGCCGACAGGATGACGTGATTGCTGTCGGTGATGATAATGGCCCGGGTTTTTCGCCCGTTAGTGACGTCCACCAGGCGGGCCTCGGCCGCCGCTCGCTCCCGGAGCTTTTTCAAGGGGGAAGACCCCGGCTTCAAAATGAGGACCACCTTCGCACCTTGCGTTAGATGGCCGTAGCCGATATGGATAAAACCCCTTTCCGGCACGAATTTTTCTTTGCCTCTCATGCCGGCCACTCCTGGATTTTCTTCGCCCCCGGCCAAGGACAGTTATTTTTTAGAAAGATGGGGACCCCAGCTTCTCGGTACTGGCCTACAAGATTAAAAATCCAGGATAAATTCAACTTCACCGCCCCCGGGCCGGTCATATCGCCGATGATGGTCCAATGAAGCAGTGGAGATACCTTTTTCCACCATGCCTGAGACTGTTTAATTTCACTCATCAAAGGCTCGTGGCTTATAAAGCGCACTTTGGCATCGGCATTAAGTAGATAGCCTACCCGTTCATTCATATGCTCTTGGTTCGTGATCGTCGTGCCGACCCAGCAGTTCGGTGGCCAGGGGTTGAACTCCCGGAGTCGGGATGTGTTTTGGGTAAGAAAAATATGGATATGCTGCGGCGTGGCCTTGGCCATATCTTTAACGGCCAGGATTTGGTTTTGCGGACTATAAGGGTGAAATAAGTCGCCCATGCTCTGCCAGAAAATCTTCCGAGACTTTCGCCAACGCAAGGGTTTTTCAAGCTGTTCTGGGTGCCAATGGGGAATAAATTCGGCACATTTAGCGCACCCCCTCGTATTTCTGGTTGCGAAACGCCGGGCGTAACAGTACCAACACCGTTGCGGCTTTTCGGGCGTCCCGCCAGGCCCATAGCAGCCCCACCCTTGGGGATTCAGCGTCTCATCGCACCATTCAATCTTGCTGGGCATCGTTCCCTCTCTCCTGCATAAACGCGGTCATGGCCGCCCTGGCCGCGGCCTTGGCCGCCGGAGTCCTGGCCTGGCGCAGCGCCTGCCCCAGCCGGACGATCTCGGCCCGGTAGGCCGGGTCGGCCTCTTGTGGAGCAGTGGGGCAGGCGTCCCTGCCTGCCATCCTTAGACCTGCCTCCTTTTCCCGCAACTCCCGCTCCTCCCGCCGGCCGGTCTTCTCCGCCGCTGCGACCAGCACCTTTTTGAGATAGTTGTGGTTGGTGAGGCCGGCGGCCACCTGGTTGCAGGTGGTGCGCAGCGCCTCCCGGAATTCCTCCCGGCCAATGCGGTACCAGACGCCGCCGATACAGAATCTCCCGTCCTTCCACATCTCCCACAACTCCCGGGCCAGGCGCAGGCGCTTGGGCACTTTCATTTCTCTCTTGCCCTGGAAACAATCCAGGTACTCCATGACCAGGGGCCAGTCAGCCCCGAAGGCCGCCGCCGCCTTATCCAGGGCCTGCAACTCCGCCGCCTGGCCGGCCTCCCTCAACGTGATCTCAGCCCCGCAGGCCGGGCAGCGCAGTTTCATGGGAGACCGTTTTCCGTTTTCGGTTTTTGGTTTTCCGTGTGCATGCCTTCTCCACTCTCGGAGCTAAAACCATGCCCCATTTCTCTTTAGCCATTTTCCTAACCCCTACTTCGGAGGTCATGTGGGAGAGAACGTACCGCCGGGCCCGGGTGATGAGGTCATTCAAAACCACATCATCGCCAATCCCCTTTTTCGCCAGTTCTAAAACTATGTTGTTCGACATGATAAGCCGGTCCAGAACGCTATGGAGGCCTTCGCAAAAAATCTGTTCTTCTCTCTTGGTCATTCCCAATTCATTCCTGGACATTTACCTTTCCCCTCCCAGAACCCAGAACCTAAAACCCAGACCCCGCATTTAACAAACTCGCCACGCCCCGCCGGGCCACGTCCCGGTAAATCTGCCCCGGAGTCTTGAGTTCGTAGGCGAAGGTCTCCTGGTCCACCCGTTCGGTGCCGCAACTGATGAGCCGGGCCTCGGGCCAGGTCTCCAGCACCTCCCAGCGCACCTTGGCGGTGCGTTTAATGGCCTCCTCCCACTTGAGGCTTTCCAGCAGGGCCAGGACACCCCGGGATTTCCGTACCACCTGGCGATGGCCGCAGAGCAGAAAGCCGTGGCGCAGATCCACCAGGTCGGCGGCGGCGAAGAACTCCTGGCGGGCCTTGCTGCACAGGATCAGGAGCGCCTGGTCAAAATTCGCCCGCCGCTCCCGCAAGGGCGCCAGTTGCGCCTCCCATTTCTGGCGCAGCGGCGCCAGCTCCGCCTCGGCCTGAGCCTCCAGGTCCTTCAATTCCGCGCCCACTTCCGCCAGGCGCTGCAAATATTCGTCGGCCTGATTGAGTCTGAGGCTCATGGGGCCTCCCCGCCGGCTTCCAGGGCCAACTGATTGAGAAGTTTCGGCAGGCCGATGTTCTCCATCCGGGCCGCCTTGGCCAGTTTTTTCAGCCCCGCCTTCTTGATCCGCTCGATGTTCTTCTGATATTGGCTGGCCGCGGCGCAGATACAGTAGCCGCCTCCCTCCTTGCGCACCAAGGAGATGATCTTTTTGCCCTCTTTTTGCAGGGCGTCGATGACCTTCCGCAGCCGCCGGGCATTGGGGTCGTTATAAGGATCGACGCAAGTCCCGCCAAAGACCTTCTCCGTCAGCGGGGCCAAGCCGATGATATTCTGCTCGCCCACGTGGTCGGCCAGGACCGCCATAACCTTGATTTTGAGATAGTCGAATTCTTCAGATTGCTTCGCCATACCCTCACCCTATTCCCAGTTGGCTTTTCAGGCCCCGCCACTCGGCCCGCAGCCGGTCGGCGATCAACTGCCGCCACTCCAGGTCGGTGATGGCCAGCCAGCCCAGGGCCAGCCCGAAGAGGCCGTAAACCAGCCCCACCCACAGCGCCACCAGAATCAGTTGGTCCACCAGATTTATCTCGTACATGGCCATTTACTCTCCCTTGGAGCTTGTCAGGTGTCAGGAACTTGGGCGAGCCGCCGGCTCGCCCCTACTGGCCCGGCGCACTTCCGCCTGGCGCAGGTGCGGCAATGCCGGCTCGTACATCTTCCGGCAGCCCCGGGCGAAACAGCCGCCGTCGTGGCCGCCTTTGCCCAATTGCCGCACCGAGCACCACCGGTCCCAGGACCAGCAGTAAAACAGGGTGCGGCTGTGGTTAATGATGACCTTCTGTAGGTTCGCCCGGCTCGTCATGGCCTTGCTCCTTTGTTATACGGACCAGGTCCGCCTCCATCTCCAGCAGGACCGCCTCGACTGCCGGAAAATGGGCCGCCAGATTTCGCATTCCCCGGGAAAATTCGGCGAACGCCTGCCGCATATTGGCGGCGAATTTTTTTAATTCCTCAGGCATCGGCGCCGGCGTCCACACCTCCGGGAGATCGGGCTTCTGCCCCTTGATTCCCTCATCAAAAACCGTAATCGCCGGGTCCCGGGCGACGATCCCGGCGGCAGCCGGGGCGGCAGGCGGGGGCGCCTGCCCTACTTGCAGCCGCGTCTCCGCCCGGCGGTTCCACGGCGGTGCGCTCTCCGTTTCCCGGCCCGCCACCACCTGGTAGAGCACCGCCCCGTTCCGGCCCCGGGAGATAATGGCCAGATACCCGGACTGCCACAGCCAGCGGCAGTATTTTTTGGCGTAATCCAGGGCGCACTCCGCCAGCCGGGCCGCCTCCGCGGCGCTAAACGGCTTGGCAGTGGCAAAGCGCAGACAGGCAAACTCCCAGAGCTTCGCCTGCACCGCGCCCCTGGCCTTTACCAAACTGGCCACCCAACGATATTTGAGGGGCTGGAAGGCGGGAATCGGCTCGCCTTGCGCGTCCAGGCTGATAGCGGTCGCCTCTCCGGTCTTCGCCAAGCCTTCCACGGCCCGATCTACCCGGCCGAGATCCGCCTGGGTCTGGACGCCGAGGCGCTCGGCAATCTCCGCCTTGGTGGCTTCTTTCAGATCCGCCAAAACTTCTCTTACCTGTGCAGTTAGCTTCTGACCCCTGACCCCTGACCTCTGGCCCCTGTTTTTCATTTCGTCCCTCTCCTGGCCTTCAAGGCCATCTCCACCATCTTTTCAGTGATCTCCTTGTCCGGGTTGGCCTTGGCCAGATTCTCCACCTTGGCCAGGTTGACCACCACCTCCCCGAAGCTGCCAGAGAGCGACATCTGGCGCAGCCGCTCCGCCAGGGCGGTGCCGATCTCCAGGCCCGGGTCGCACAGCTCCTTGGCCATGACCTGCACGTCGGGGGCGCTTAGAGGCTCAAAGGCCACCACCTGGCCCATGCGCCGCCAGGTGCGGGGGCTCCGGCGGTACACCAGGTCCCGGGCCTTGCCCTCCCCCACCAGCACGATTGGGCTGTGGGTGAGGTCGTGGAGATCCCGCACCGTGTTCAGGTGGTGACCCCGGGCGATAACGTAGTCGTCGGCGTCGTCGATGATCAGCAGCCGGGGCCGGGCCTTGAGTTCATCCCGGAGCTGCAGCAGGTTGCCCTCGGTGGTGCCCCGGGGCGGCAGGTTCAAGCCCCGGGAAAGATCCCGCAGCATCCAGGGCACCGACCAGGAGTCCAGGGCCCGGACGTAGACCGCCCGGCCCGGGTGCTGGGTGACGTACCACTCCAGGGTCTCGGTCTTGCCGTAGCCGGTCTTGCCGTCCACCAGACAGAGGTTGGTCTCAGATTTCGCCCGCCCCTGCCACAACTCCTCCAAGGCCGCCGCGGCCCGCATCACGTTGTCGGTGCGCACAAAGACGTCTCGCATTAAGAACTCCCGTTTTCAGTTTTCAGTTTTCAGTTATGATCTTGCCGTGCTTCATTTGCCGGCAGGTGGGTAAACCGTTCGTTTTTAGTGAGCCAATCTTCTAACCAAGCTTGTGCCGTTCCTAAAAGCTCAAAGGCCGTATAAACTGCCAGGTTCTCGCCAATAAAAACCGAGACTCTCCATCGGCGGCGAGCCGGGAACTCAGGCCTCTTTTCAATGAGACACTTGCAGTCGTTATATTCTGCGGTCCGCAAATCGATACGAAGTAGGCGACTCCATATTCGCCGCCACTTCAGTTTGCTTTTAGCTGACCCCTGACCCCTGACACCTGACCCCTGCTTTTCCATCACTCCACCGCCGCCAGCCTGACCCGCATCTCAATATCGCCCTTAAACTGCTGCATCATGGCCGCATGTTCCGCCTCGTACCAGGTGACGAAATTCGCCTCCCGGGGGCTGAGGCGCTGGGTCCGGGCCTTGATCTTCAAATCAATGTACTGCTCCAGGGTCGGGGCCAGAGGCTCCTCGATGTCGCCCGTAGCCCCAGTGGCGCAGGCGTCCCCGCCTGCGGTCCTTTCGGGCCTCTGAATCACCCGCACCCCCGCGGCCAGATCCTCGAAACTCTCCCCCCCCTTTTCTAAAGGGGGGCTGGGGGGGATTTGCGGCATTTCAAACCCGCTCTCCCTGACCTCCGCCGCCCGGGGCGGCAAGACCACCACGTTACCCGCCGCCTTCACCCAACTGGGCGGGGCCGGTATCCGGGAGGCCTTGCCTTCGTCCGCCTCTTTCAGGCGCGAAAGCTCGCTCTTGGGCGCCCCCCGGAAATCCCCCCAGGCCCGCAATTCAAAGGGCTGGGCCCGGTAGCGCTTCCCGTCCCGCTGGTCCTGGACAATAATTGACTGATCCTTGAGATTGCAGAACACCTTGATTTGACAGCCCCAAATCCCGTCCACCTGATAGGCCGCCCCCTTGAAATCGAAGCACCCGGCGTCGTCCAGGCGGCGCTCCGCCTCCACAAACACTGTGTCCCAGGCGTCCGGCGCCACCCGCACCACCCCGCCCCGGGCCACGATGGACTGGTGCCAGGCGGCCTCCCGGGAGCAGGCCAGTTGCCGGTGCCGGGACTGGTTGTGCTCCCGCCAGAACGCGGCGCACTCCCGGTTGAGTTCGGAGAGCCGGATTTCGAAGGACTCCCAGGCGGGGTTGAAGAAGAAGACGTTTTCGAATTTCCGCCACAGCGTGCGCCAGTTGTTTTCCACCTTGCCGGTGCAGCGGGATTTGTAGGGCATGTGCGGCGTCACCTTCAGGCCCAGGCGCTCGGCGAAGGCGTCGAAGGCCCGGTGCCGGGTCAGGGGGCCGTTGTCCACGTAGAGTTCGTCCGGCCAGCCCTCGAAGGGGGCGTGCTCCGGGTCCGTGCTCCAGGCCCACTGTAGAAAGTCGATACTCCCCCGGGCGCTCTCCCCCGCGGCCACGGTGTACCGGGACAGGCGCAGGCCGGAGTGGTCGTCGCACAGGCCGTAGGCGATCACCGCCAGGCCCTCGATCTTTTCCTTGTTCTTCATCCGCCGGGGCCGGAGGCGGAGAATCCAGTCATCCCCGTCCGGGCGGTGGGGGAAGAAGTGCTCACTATGGGAACTGTCGAACTGGTGCACCTGGTTGGCTAACGAAGCCTGCCAGCGGGTCAGGCGCTCCGGCGCCGCCTGCCAGCCCCACTCCCGGGCCATGCGGTTGAGGCTGCCGATGGGCACCGCGGCCAGCTCCGGGGGCAGCAGGCCCTGCCCCACCCCGTAGACCAGGGCGGTCTCGGTGCTGCTCAGGCGCACCCCCGGCGGCGGCCGGTGCTTCAACTGCCACAGGCGCTCCACCGCCTCTTTCAGGGCCGGGATCGCCAGCTTTCTGGTCCCCTGGTCGCGTCTGGTTTTACGTTCTTTCATCTCGCCCCAATCCTTCGCTTCCCGGTAAAAGGCGTTGCGGCTGATGCCCAACACCCGGAGCCACTCCCCCAGCACCCGCCCCTTGAGCCGGTGCGGCGCCTGCCGCCACTCCAAGATCGCCTGGCCCATGATCGGCTTGCTCACCTCTGCCATGACCGGCGCCTTAAAACTGACTTGTAGGATTAGTGGCGCCGGCGTCCCCGCCTGCGCTCCTTCTGAAAGCCCTTTCCAGCTTGCCGCGCAGCTTCATATCAACCGGGGACATAATGTACAGATGGACGCCTTCACCCTCCAAAAAACTTTTGAAATTCTTGGTCTGAAATACGGGGGAGCGATCTACGGCCAAGACCTCGGGCGCCCCGCCGGCCCAGGCTCGTTGCAGAAAATTGATGACGGCCTTAACCAGCACCATGTTAGGGGCGGCCTCAGTTATGATCACCCCCGATAAGGAGTCGAGTAAGGCAATGTGTATGCGTCCCTCATTATGGTATAAATCCAAGGTCTGGAAGTGTTCGGGTGGCACAGGCGTCAGTGGCGCAGGCGTCCCCGCCTGCGCTCCTCTTACTCCCTCCCCCCCTTTGTAAAGGGGGGTTAGGGGGGATTTGGGCTGGGATGAGGAGGAATTATTCACCGCCCCCCTCCTTCGCCGGCGGCTCCGGCATCTCCCGGGAGAGTATTTCGCCCTCTATCGAATTCACCACATTGCCGATGTGGCTGGTCTTCTGCAGCACCGCCAGGCGCAGCGTCCAGTCCCGGCTCACCAGCTCCCAATTCACCTTGCGCAGCAGCTCCAGGGCGTCGTAAATCTTGGTCCCCGCCGCCCGGATGAGCTTTTTCGCCGCCTCCAGGTCCGGCGTCTCCAGGGCTGTAGTCAGCTCGTCCACCTTTTCTCTCAGGTTGACGTTTTCCTGTAAGACCTTGTCCGTGGCCTTCATCACCGCCTGGTCCATTTTCTCCCGGGCCCGGCGCAGGGCCTTTTTCAGGGTCAAAACGCTCATTTTGTCGATCTGATCCGGGTTGTAGCCCAGCAGTTCGCCCGTTTCTTCGAACTCTTCGATCTGCTCCTGGGAGCAGGACTGCAGCATGGTCAGCCCCTTGGAGTACCCCCCACGCTCTAAACAGAACTGTTTGAAATTGGGAAGGGTAGATGCGGCGCGGGCGAACTGCATGTAACTAAAAGCAGAACTCCGGCTGACACCTGGAAAGTTTTGCTCTAAAATTAGTCCATACGTCTGGACTTCCTCATGCTGATGCAAGAGGATCAACCCCAACCCGGCCATATAGAACCCATGCACCCCCATACGGAAACCGTCCTGGGTGCGCTCTATGATCCGGGCCTGGTCATAGGCCAGCCCGCCGGAGAACTCCTTCAATTCCTTCTCCAGCGCCAGGGCCGCCACCCGCGGATCATCCCTCTCTAAAACTTCCGGCGTTTTTACCTCGTCCGACATGATTTCTCCCTCACTTTTGGTAGCACAGGCTTCCAGCCTGTGGACTTTTGCTTTGGTGGCACAGGTTTTCAACCTGTGGACCTTATGTAAACCGCCTCACATGCCCGCTCAGGCACTCATTCAACTGCAACCCGTACTTCACAATGCCCCGGCACAACCGGAAGCCGCCCTTGTCGTGCTGTTCCGCCCGGCCGCAGGCCACCATCGTCTGCAAAATCCGGTAGGCCTCGTTCTCGGAGACCCCGGCCCCCGCCGCCACCTCCCGGATGCTCTTAAACTCCAGTAAATCCCCCGCCGCCAGCCAATCCTCCACCCGGAAGGCCTTGACCACGGTGTTGATGACCTGTTTGGCATCTGCCATGCCTCAAATCCCCCACCGGAAGAGCAGACCCGCCAGGCCGATAACCGAGCCCGCCAATCCCAGGCCGCAGGCCAGTATCCCTCCCCGGTAGATTCGCGGATACCTGCGGAATTCCCTCAGGTTCGCCAGGTTGACAATCACAAACCAGGCCAGGGTCAAACCGATCACCCAGCGCATGTCCGCCCCTCCTTATCCCCCTCTCCCTCCCCCCCTTTGTAAAGGGGGGTTAGGGGGGATTTGGCTGCGGGGGCCGCCTTCCCAAACATCCGCCTGGGCACCCCGGCCTCGATCAGCGCCGCCACGATCCGGGGCGAGGTGGCGCAGCCCTTTGACACCGCCGCCTCGCTGATTCCCAACTGCAACGCTATCGCCTTGCCCACAATGCCCCGCTTGGTCATCTCGCCCCGGATCAGCCGCCGCGCCTCTTTGCGCTTGGTGAATTTATTCTTGCCCATATAGATCAAATGCCTCTCTCGGTGATTTCCTGTTCCTGGAACCGCCGCTTCCGGCTTAACTCCTTGATCTTCCACTCCGTCTTGGCCAGGTCCAGCAGCCGCCCCTCTTTTTCATCGATCAGCCGCAACTTGAGGCAGCCGTTCAGCGCCGCCAGGGGTAAGGCCGACTCCGCCGCCCAACACAGCACCGGCAGCTCTACAACCTCCGGCAGGGCGGGCTTGCTGTCCGCCGCCCAGGCGTCCAGCCGGGCCACCTTCACCCGGTTGGGCAACCCCTCGGCCTGGAAGGCCCGGTTCATGCGCTCGCAAATCTGCGGCCGGCTGAAGCGGCTCGCCGCCAGCATCTGGCGGATGGCCTCTTTCATCCGCGGGCGCGGGTTCAGGGGCGGCCGTTCCAGCCAATTGCCCCCGGTTTCCGGCGTCTCGAACAGGTTTCTTTGCCGTGGTTTGCTCATCCCGCCCCTGATTCGGCCTCTATGGTCCGAAATCTCTCCTTGAACTTCTTGGCCTGCCGCGGTATCTTGGGTTAATTAATTTACTTGACATTCCAATATTGGATTATTAAAATTCCCATGTCAAG